ACCGCGCTGGAACTGCGAGGAGGTCTCGAGCTTGGTGGCCGCTCCCGTGATCGCCTGCAGGTCGAGATAGTAGACGTCCAGGCTGTTGTCCTCGCACAGCCAGAGCCGGTTCATGTGGACGCAGACGTTGGCGAGCGCCGTGTTGCTGATGCCACCGGTCAGCGACGCTGTGCTCCAGCCCGAGCCGTTGTAGTAGCGCAAGCCGTCGGCCGAGTTATTGACGCAGGCCAGATGCGAGATCGAAGGCAGCGTGAACATCGCATGCTGCCAGCGGCCGTTCGTCAGGCCTGTCAGGCTCGAGGTCGCCGCGCCGCTCGATGTGATCTCCCAGATGGCCGTGGTCGCCGCGGCGAATTGTTTCGTTGCCGACGGGCTCGCGTAGGTCATCAGGCTTTCAACGTATAGCCCCGAGATCGTGTCTGCGTGCTCGGACGAGCCCGGACGGAGCTCGACCCCGCCGTCCATCGGCGTGAGGTTGTCGAGTTGGACCGCGTCGGTCGGGTCCATCGCCGAGAGAGGGTCCCGCGCATTCCAGCCGCCGACCAGAGGCGGGACGGCCTTGGTCTCGGCCTTGGTCGATTTTCTCCGGATAGTGCCGCGCTTGGGCTCGATGTAGCCCATCAGCTGAACACCAGCCGATCAGGAATGCGCGGCGCCTGCGGAATCTTGTCGACCCGCGTGTAGGGCGAGATGATCCTCGAGCCGCCGTCGAGCGACAAGAGCTTCGCCTTGCGGGCCTGGAATTGGTAGCTCTTCTCGGCGTAGTCGTTGCCGTCGATGTCGAGGACGTTCATGGCGATGCCGAGCACCATCAGCTCATCGTCCCAATAGGTGAGATCGGTATCGACGGTAAACGCCGCCTTGGGCGTCGCGCCGGTCGCGTCGGTCCCGATGTCGCTCGTGACGTACTCGTAGGCGATCGTCTGGCCGGCCGTCGGCGTCGGGGCGATGAGCCACGAGCCGCCGCGGATGCGGAACGAGTCGTAGCTCCAGGTTGCTGCCGTCGCCTTCATGCTCTGCCACTCTTCGTCCGACAACGGCCCGAACACCCGCTGCCGCGTGGTGCGGTTGAAGATCGTGTTGTTGACGAAGCGGAGGAAGTCGGTCGGCAGCGGAGTGTCGGTCTGCGTCTCCGCTGCCACCGTCGTGAACGTCTTCTCTCGGATCAGCTTCTGCCAGTTGTCGTCCTGAAGCTGCGTACAGGTCTTCGTCAGTGCGCGGGCGAGCAGCCGCTCGTCCTTCGTGGTGATGCCGATGACGGCCGAGGGCCGCGTCAGCTTCACCTCTACGGCGGCGTCCTGGCAGAGCGAGAGAACATTCGCCATCAGGCGGCCACCTCAGCCGATTTCTGCGTGCGCCGGGGCTTCTCGGAAGCCGCCGGGGTCGAGCTCTCCTCCTTGTTCGCCATCTCGACAAACATGCGCTTGAGCTCGGCAATCTGGCTCTTCAACTCGTCGTTCTCGTCGCGCATGGCGGCGATCTCGTGCGTCACCGCCTGCTTGTCGGCTGCCTCGAGGAAGAGCTTTGCCTGCTTCTGGAGCTCCCGCGCGTTGGGGATCGGGCAGCGCGCCAGCACGCCATCGGAGGCAGCCGCAACACTCTCGACTGTATAGAGGCCCATCATGCGGAATTGCTCGGCCATCTCGGGCGTGAGCGCCGGCCAGGCCCCGAGCGGCGTCTTGCCGGGCTCAACGCCGATGGTGTGGCCGGCCTTCCACGCCTCGTAACGGGGCTTGATGAAGTCCCAGCGGTCGCGCGCCATCTTCTGGGTGTCGCCGTCGCCGTCCTGGATGGCCGACAGCGAGGAGATACGGGCCGGAACGACGGTGCGCTGGCGGCAGCCGACCTGCGCATAGTGAACGATGTCGACCGCTTCCTTGCGCACTTTCGTGCGGGTTTCCTCGACCGCCTTCTCGATGGTTTTCGAGACCTCACGCTCGGTGCCGTCGGCCTCGATGATGATCTCGGTGACCGTTTCCGGCACCATCACCTTCACCTTATAGGGGATGATTTTGTCGATGAATTTCGTCTCGAATTTCACGATGTCGAGCGAATAGCCGTCCATGCTGCTGATCTCCGAAGTGGATACGGGCGGGGATGAGCCCCCGCCCGTCGCTCATGCGTTAGTCGGCCAGCGCGTCGTTGACGAAGGGATAGTAGAGATCCATCTCCGCCATGCCGGTTGCCGGGCCGTCGATGGCCGAGGCGCCGCGTGCGTTCTGGATGCGGTCGCCGGCGACGATCGCATCGTCAGCCGAGCCCGCGGTGGCCGTGCCGTAGACGTGGCCGTTGTCGGCGAAGGCAGCCAGTACCTTGGCCGGGACGCGGCCGTAGATGGCATACCAGCCGTACTGCGAGGCGACGTTGGCCGAGAGCGCCACGCCGACGGCGCCGATGGCGTTCGCCACGAGGCGGGCCGTCGTGTAGTCGTCGGCCTCGTAGGTCACCCAATCGCCGATCACCGTCGAGGCAACGCCCTTCAGGTAGATCATCTCGACCGGGCCGTAGGTGTCATGCTCGGCGATGACGCGCGTGCCGAGCTTGTGGTTCTGCGTGGTCGAGGTTTCGTTGATCGGCTGCCAGCCAACCCGCTGCGGGCTGACGACACGGAAGCCTGCAACATCAGAAGAAGCCCATGCCATGATCGTGTTCTCCTCTGATCAGGTTGCGTCGATGACAACGCCGAGCATGCGGCGGTTGTCGGTGCACAGATTGCCCATCCAGAACATCGGCACGATGATCGCGTCCTGGTTGGTGGGCGTGCGGGCCTCCTCAGCCGACCACTTCGCGTCCGAATGCTGGACGAGGTAGAGGTACTTGGTATTGAGGAGCATGCACTTCTCGGCCGTGGTGCCGAAGTTGGTATTCGTGTCGAACACCACCGGCGCCGACTTGTAGCGCAGGGCATTGAAGCCCAGAGCGCCCGTGTCGGCCGCAGCGTAGCGCTGCAAGTCCTGCAAGCCGGCTTCGAAGATGGCGTAGAAGTCGTGGCTCATGACGAGCAAGTCGGGCTCGTCCGCGCCGATCGTCTGCGACATCCAGGTCGTGTTCATGGCCGTGCGCAGCGTCGAGTAGGTCGCACCCGAGCCAGTCACCTCCGTCACCCTCGACTGCCAGAAGGTATAGGTGGAGCTGTCGATGCCGCCCACCGTGCCGCCGGCCGTCGAGGGAATGACCGAGGCAAAGCCGCCGATCTGGTTGGTCAAGGCGCCATCCGAGTAGAGGTCGATGGCGAACTTGTTGGTCGCCGTCGTGACAGCGACCTTCTTGCGGGCGCGGACGAGGTCGATCATCTGGTTCTTGCCAGAGTTGATCCTGATCTCGCGACCCGAGGCCGTGACGTTGATCGCGGCCTGCATCCAGTCGAACTTCGCAGACGAGATGCTCTCCGTCGCGTTCTGCGAGAGAGCGTCGTAGCCCGAGTAGCGCTGGTAGTTGGAGTTCTCGGAGTGGACGATCGGGAGAGCGATCTCCGTGCCGCCATCCTTGATGTTGCCCCGCGCCTTCATGAGCTTGAGGACGGGAACGTGGGTGATCACGTTGTCGACCACATCGCGGGCGTGGTCGCGCAGCGTGGTGCTCACCAATTCGGTGAACACACTGTTCGGCGTTGCCATGGTGTGCTGATCCTAGAGTTAGGCGGACATGGCCTTGTCGTAGGCTGCTGAGAGCCTGTCGTATTCGGACATGCGGCCTGGTTTGTCGGAAGATGCGACGTTGAGCGAAGCGGCCTTGCGCGCCTTCTCGGCAGCCTTGGCTTTGCGCTCGATTTCCTCGTTCACGAGCTTGTCGCGCGTGGCGGGGTTGAGGGCCCTCGCTTCCTCGTAGGCCTTGGCCAGAATCTCGTTCGCGGGAGCTTGCGGGTAGGCGGCGCGATACATTCTGACGCGCAGCTCGATCTCGTCGGCGAGGGCTTCGAAATCCTCTTTGCCTTGAGCGAACTGGTCGACAAAGTTGGTCGCGGCGGCTGACTGCTGCTCCTGCATCTGCTCGGCCGTGTGGCGCTCATAGTGCGCGAGACGGTTCTGCAGCTGCTCAACAGTTGCGCGGAGCTGGGTGACGTTAGGATCGACCCAGTCCTGGTCCTCTGGCTCGGCGCCGTTGCCGAGGTCGATGTTGTAGGTCTCGGCGAGCTTGAGGAGCGCGTTTCTGGCGGTGTTCGGGTCGGACAGCGCGACTTGAGCGCGGAGGAGGGCGGCGATGCCCTGATCGTAGCTCACACCGTTCTGCTCGAAGAGCGCCTTGTGCTCCTGCAGCACCTTGGCGACGGGCTGCAACTCCTGCAGCGCTCGCCCTTGACGGGAGAGGTTCTGCCGCATCTCGGTCGTTTCCTTGGCGAGCTCACGCTGTGCCTCGGGATCGAGCTTGGCGAACTCTGCCCTTACCTTCTCAGACCAATGCTTCGGAGCCTCGACGGCGGGCTTTTTCGCCTCTTTCGTCTCGGGTGCGGCAGCTTTGGTCTCTTGAGAATCGTCGTCCGTGTCGTCGGCCTCCTCTTTGGCAGCCTGAGCCTTGGCGCCTTCGGGGAGCTTCGACTTGAACTTGCCGTCGGGGCCACGCTCGGGAGCGGCCTTGGCTTCGGTTTCGTCTGCCTCATGGGCTTCCTCGCCCGGCGCCGGCTTCGCCGCGGCCTTGTCGAAGGCTGCCGACAGTTTGTCGTATTCGGCCTTGTCGCGCTCTTCCGCCGTCGGCTCGCGCTTGGGCAGCTCGTCGAGCTTGCTGTTGATGCTCTCGAGCTGGGCATCCATCGAGGTTGGTGCCGATGCGGCTTGTTCCGTGTCGAGCGTCATTCGGTCTTCCCCTGTTCCCATGACGAGCAAACAGCTCGGTCTAGCGTCACAACCGGCGGCAGACCTTCGGAGAAAACAGGCATCTGCGTGCATGTCCCGCACGAGGCAGCCTTCTCCGGATCAGCGTGCCCAATCCGTGTCCAATGCTTGCAATTGGCGCAGCAGCCCACCGATCCCTCGACGGCAGACTTTTGCTGCTCGGTAAGAGGCATCTACAGCCCCTTCCCGTAGAGGTTTTTGTCGATGTCTGCCGTGATGGCAGCCTGCGCCCGTTGGGCGTCCTGTGCCCGGTCCTTGTCGAACAGGTGCCCCTTGCCGTTGCGCTCGGCGAAGGCCTTGTTGAGCAGCGGGCGCTTGTGGGGCTTCCTCGGCATGCCGCGGCCATAGTCGCGGTCCATCTCGATACAGCCGGTGCGCTTCAGATCCTCACGACGGTCGGCGCGGCCAGAGACCCAGCGATCGGAGACCACCGAGTAATAGTCTGGCGTGTCGCTCACCACCATCGGAGCGCACAATTCCGCACGCTGTGTGCGGGGAAGCCGGACGCCTGTCCGTTTGTGGTACGGCCCCTCGCCTTCCCAGCCGTCGATCGTCCAAGGCTTGGGCGCGTTCGGGAACCGGCGGCCGTGCTCGGCCTCGGTCTCGATCCAAATGTAGCTCACTCGTCCTCCGTCACGATCAGATCGCCCTCAGGCAGGTTGTGGCCCCGCCAGCCGGTGCAGACGGCGAGGTCGAGCGTCTTGATCTCGTGCTGTCCGCACTGCCCCGCAGGCCCCTCTCCTATGCCGCTAGGGCCAGAATGATCATCATCGCTTCCTCATCATCGTTGCCCGCGATAAGCTCAGGCATCGCGGGAAGGGCTGCGATCTCGACTTGACCGGCAAGGGTCGAGGCGAGAGCCGCAACCGTCTCCGGTGATGGTGCGGCGGCGGAGGGCCGGGAAGCATTGTCCTCCGCCGCCGGGGCCTCAGCGGTGGATACGCCGCGAGGCGGCTCCTCCTGACTGACCGGGCGGGGTCCATCGTCGGAGAAGACAAGATAGGTTTGGTCGCGGGCGACGCGGGCGCGAGTCCCTCCGCCGCCGCCTGAGGAAATCGGCTGGACGACAGGCGCTTCAACCGCCGGCTGCGTGATCGTCGCCATAGCAGTGAGCGTGTCGGCCGCTTCTGTCGCCGTGACCGACCCAGAGATCGCGCCGGCGCCGCCTGTGAGGGTTGCGGTTGCCGTCAGCGTATCGGCGGCTTCCGTGGCCGTCGTCGATCCCTTGAGCGCGAGATTCGCTGTCGCCGTGAGTGTGTCCGCAGCCTCTGTCGCGGTGACCGTCGCCGAGACGGCGGGAGGCCCGAAGAACTCACCCAGCAGAAGCGTCGATGCCGCGCTTCCGTCAGTCCATGCGGAGCTGCCGCCCGCCGGTTTGACGGTGTAGCCGTTCCGGAGAATCCTCATCCGTGAACGATTTTACCCGTCGCGCGCACGGCGCCTGTCGAGGTCGTCGTCGTGAGCTGCACCGGGAACAGGCAAGCTGAGTTTGGCACTTCTGGAAGACCGAGGCCCGCCCAGTCAGCCGTATAACGGGCGTTGGCGATCGGCTGGAACAGCGCCACCCGATACCGGGTCGCGGTAACGCCGAAGTTGCCGGCGGTGCCTGTGGTTGCCGATAGCGTGAGAGACACGACACCGCGGATATACTTTCCAGCCGCTGCCGATGGGATCAGGCTATTGATCGGGACCATATGTGAGGCAGGTCGTGTCGCTGCGAGGGACTGAGCCGTGAGGTTGCCTGTCGTGCCGTCGTTATAGGTGACATTTACGGTGACGGTGACGGCAGTGGCTCCGGTCGCGGTGTACCACTCGATCCACCACTGAACGTCGCTGTAGTTCGAGTCACCCTTGCGGGTGTCGAGGTCGGACGTCGCCAGAAGGCTGTCGAGATCGATCCCAACCGTTTGAGCCGTCGTGACGGTGCCGCTTAGCCCCCCCATATGCACAAGACGATCGTGCAGCTCCAGTGTCGAGCTGGCGTTCGTGCATGCGGCCTCTAAGATGCCGATATAGCTCGTTGCCGGGGCGGTCTGCTGCGTGTACTGGAGCGCCCCCGTCAGGCTATTGTCGCAGACGGCGGCAGAGGTAGGGACGGCGCCCTGTCCCGGCTGCCCCGTTGCGCGCCACAGGGAGGCGTAGGAGCCGCCCGTCTGAGAGGCGATGCTCGCCTTATCAATGATGATGCGCGAGGAGTTGTTGCCCATTGCCGAGACAAGGGCATCCATCGTGTCGATCGTCATTAGCCGTTGTTGTCCGCGATCGAGAAGGCTGTCACCGTGAAGGCTTGGCCCGTGTTGAAATCCACTGAGTCGACCTCCATGTCGCCGCCGCCGGAAGTCGCTGTTACTGTGCCCTGCATGTGAGCGGTCGTGCCGTCGGAAGCATAAATGCGGAAGTGAGCCGCCGTGCCGTCGTTGTCGGCCGAGAGGTCTTCCCAAGTTCCGCTCTTGGAGACGGACCCGCCTGACGCCGCCGCCATCCAGTCTGACGGCAGTGACAGGGTAGCGAGCACCGTCCCGCTGTCGGCAGCGGCGACGTTGGCGGGCTTTGCCCCCGTCCTGATCTTGAGAACCGCAGACGTCCCGATCGCCGGCTCGATGGCGTCGAGCTTCGCGTTGCGGACGGTCGTTGAGTATTGCAGAGCCATCAGTGCGCCCTCACGATCACGAAGCCAGTGTCGTCACCTGCCACGCAAAGCCCGACGACTTTTCCTTCGCAGCTGATCACGACGGCCGGCTCAAGCTCCGAGACCCAGCTCTCAAGCATGTGCCTGACGTTTCGATAGAAGGCCCGCGTGGGAACGACCCTCTCCAAATCGAATATGCAGCTCATCCAGCCACCGTCGATTCAGCGCCGGCGATCCGGCCGCTCTTATCTCGCTTCACATTCACCACCCGCGGCGCGTCGAGCTTCTTGCCGATCTCGGCCAAGCCCTGAAGCGTCGCCTGCTGCCCTGTCTGGATCATCTGCCCGAGCGCCACCAGCGTCGGATCAGGCTCGAGACCATCGTCGGCCGCAACCTTGCCCTTGACGCCGGCCTTCTTGGCCTTGGCTTTCATGTCGATCGCCGAGCCCGTCTTCTTCGCTGAGAGCTCGGTGTTGGCCATCTCGCGCTTGACGGCCGCCTGGTTGATCGACTGGTCGAGCTCCACATCGCCCTTCTTCTTCGTGATGCCGATCTCGGTGTCGGCCTTGCGGGCGGTCGCGGCGTGCTCGAGGTCGGCCATGCGCATCTTGTGGGCGTGCTCGAGGTCCATGCCCTGCCGCTTGATGTCGAGCTCGGCCCCCATGTTCTGGCCTTCGACCTGCTTCATCTGCAGCTCCATCTCCTTGAGACGGATGTCCATCTGCTTGAGCTGCATATCCATCTGCTTGAGGGCGATGTCGGCCTGAGCCTTCTGCTGATCGGTCTGCGCCTTGAGCTGGGCCGCTTGCATCTCGGCAGCCATCTTCGCCTGCTCGGGGTCCTCCTGAGGCTGCTGAGCGGCTTGGGCCGCGAGCTGGCTCAGTGACTCGAGTGCGTCCTCGGCCGTCTTGCCGAGCCTGAAATTGCGGGCGAACGAGATGAAGATTTCGGTGGCCGTAGGCAGCGCTTGCGGCACGGTCTGCACCAGGCCTCCGACCGCTTGCGCATACTGCGAGGTCGCGCCGAGGAATTGGTTCATCTGCTCCATGTTGCGCGTCATGTCCGAGCGGACGGTCGAGTCGGACTCGATGTCGATCCGAAACGACGACATCTCGTCGCGAAGCAGGGCCTCGACGGCCTTCTCATGTTGCATGGCCTGCATCTTCGCTTGCTGCAAGGCCATCTGCTGCTGCTCGGGCTGAGCATCCGGCAGCATCTCGGGCGGCTGCTTGGGGGCAAAGTCCATGCCCGTCATCGCCTTGATGCGCTGCCAGTCGAAGTGCTTGGCGACCACATGGGAGATCATGCGGAAGAGATCGCGAGCAAGGCGGGCAACCTCGGCCTGCATGTCTTGGAGGCGCAAGCTCCCCCATTGCGTCTTGATCTGCTGAGCGGTCGCCGTCTCGTTCGGGTTGGAAGCGCCCCTCAGGATGTCCGACAACCCCGTCACCTCGTAGATCAGCTGCTTGAGCTGATCGCGCTGGACGTAGAGCTGCTGCAGGACGGCAATGATTTTGTCGATCGGCCAGAAGACGATCGCCGCCTCGAGCGTCTTGCCGCTGCCCTGAAGAAAGGCTGACGTGTTCTCTGCCACCTTGAACTCGCCGTCTGCCATGTCCTCAGATGCCAGCGCCGAGACGTCGGCATTGAGTGAGCCGTCGTAGAGGCCCTTGACCTTGAGCTGCTTCACCAGCGCGTTGATGCGCAGAGAGATTTTGTTGAACTCGGACAGCAGGTCTTTGTAGAGCTCGTAGGGGCAGATCGGCTTCATGCTTGAGCGCCGGCGCACCTGCTGCAGTGGCATCGGCACCGGGAAGAACTCGGGCAGCTCCAGCACGTCGGGGAGCACCAGCAGCGGCTTGTCCTTGTCACGCGGCGTGATGAACAGGGTCTCGCGCTTCCGCTTGTCCCAGATCTCATAGACCTCGATGGTCTTGTAGATGCCCTTTTGTGCGTCGTCGTCCTCGTCGTTGTCGCCGCCGTCCTCATCCTCGAGCGGCGAGGAGAGGCCGACGCCGATGCGCTCGAGGTGCTCAGGATCGACGCCGAGCTTTTCCATCTCGTCGAAGGTCAGGTCGAGCGGAAAGGCGATCCACGGCACCTTGTCCCAGCTGCGGCCAGGCCCCATGATGAACTTGTCCCAGGGCACGACCTCGAGCGTCAGAGCTTCGCTGCGCTTCTCAATATCTTCGACATCAGCGATGTAGCGGATGCGCGGGAGGCCGCGGCCTGGGACGACAGAGTCCGTCACGACGTCCTTCATGATGGCGTCGAACGGCATCTGATCGATGATGTAGCTGACCGTCCTCTCGATGATCTCGGAGACGTCCTTGGCAACCGGATCGGCATCGCCGAAGCGCCGGCGGGCATCGGGGATCGGAGAGGAGTTGTAGAGCGAGGGGACCAACGTCGCGACGTTGGAGTGGTAGAGGTTCGTGATGGCGTTCTTCTCGTCGCCCTCGAATATCTTCAGCGCGCACTCGCCCTGCTTACGCCAGGCCTCGTCCTCTTTGAGCTGCCGGCGAAGCTTTTTGATCCATAGCTCGACGTCGGTTGCCCCGTGCTTCCTGGCGTCCTTGTCGGTCTTGATCTCTTGGGCCTCGCCATAGAGATGCTCAGCCATTGGCGAGGCGCTTCCGGCGATTCATCTCAGCGATTTCCTTCACAGACATGTTCATGTTGTAGCTGCCATCGGCGTTGGCATGGATGATTAGGTCAGTCGGTTTAGGCCTAGCCGGCTCGGCTTCTGGCACCATCTCGCGCCATGTGGTCGAAAAGACGTGAAACGCGTCTGACCCGTGACTGTTGTCGTCGTGAGCCGGGGTGCCCGTCTTCCAAGCCCCGAGCTTATCGTCCCATTCCCAGCGATAGCTCTTGAGCACCTTGAGCCCGGCCGGCTCGCAGCCTTCGCGATCGAACTCGCACATTGGAATTGTCGTGCGCGAGGCGTTGATCTGATCGTGCTTCTCTTGCAGTGCAGCGAGCTTGGCTTTGAGGCCGAATTTGATGGCCTGCTCAACGCGCGTCCGCCCGGCGCCCCATTCCTTCACCTTGCCGTCGTGAGGCAAGTAAGCGTTACCCTGCGTCCATCCCTTGTTGGCGTAGATCCCCTGCGTCAGGCCCCGCGAAAGATAGTCTGGCATGTGCTTCATCACCACGGCGGTGCCGAGCAGGTATTCCGCGTAGTGCGGCAGCTCGCTCAGCACGTTCTGGTAGAAGCCGACGATCCGGCACTTGCCCGGAAGGATTTGGACGAACCAGATCGAGGTATAGTCCTTGCGGCCGATGTCCCAGAACGAATGCACCGGAACACCGGGGACAGCGGGGAACACGCCGATCTTGCCGGCGCGCTCGGCCGCCTCCATCCAAGGCCCTAGAATGGCGCCCTCGACGCTGGCCTCAAACGCCTCCTCAGGAGTCGAGGGGTATTCCCGCTTCATGTCGTCAAGCTGCGTTTCCGCTTTCTTGACGTACCAGGCTTTCTGGCCCGGCCTGAGCTTTATCCCCTTACCCTCAAGCTCTGAGAAGTAGCGAGCGAACTGCTCGGAAATCACCACGCCCTCGGGGTCTATCTCGTATTCCGGGGCCTGGTGCCAGGCGTAGAAGTGAAACTTGAAATCGAGCCGCGTGAGTTTGACGCCCATCCGCTGCTTGGCCTGAGCCAGCGTGCAGATGTCGTAGAAGTCTCCCTGTTGGCCTTCGGCCGTCGACTCGACGAATACCTGGTTGCCGGCCTGCACTGTGTTGAGGGCGCCGGTCCTGATCTCTCGCGCCTTCTGCGGCTGCGTGGCGGCGATCTTGCCCAGCTCCGAGATATGCAGGAGCTGCAACGTGCCGCCCCGGTGGCTGGTGCCGACCTTGATGCTCGAGCCGTTCCGCCACTCGATCATCTGGGCGTTGGCTGTTCCGATCGGCACCGTCGCCTTGATGCCGTCAGGCATGCGCTCATATGCGAAGCTGATCTTGCCGAGCTTCCCCTTCGCATCGTCTATCTTGGCGTCGATGATGCCGGCAGCGGTGTGGCTGTTGAAGACACAGACATCGAGCATGTACATCGCGATGAAAGTCGAGAACCCGAGCTGTCGGGCCTTCAGCACGACGTTTAGATAATGCATCCCGTCGAACAGGCTCTCCTGAGCCCAGTTCATGCGGAAGGGGACGGCGCGCCCTTCTTTGTCGGTGATCCAGTAGAGGTTGTTCAGCCTCCAGCGCCAATCGCTGAAAAGGTCAATTGCCCTCTGAAGGGAGGCGTCGTGTCTTGCCATCGATGGCCGAGATTAGGTGCTCGATACCAATTGGGCCGCCATCTTCGCCGGTGAGGGGCTGGGCAGCCTTGCCGTAACCGCGATCGAGGATTTCCTTGATTGCGCCGACGCGGGCCTGCTCTGACTCGGCAAGCCTTACGTCTGGCAACGATTTATCAGCCTTCGCAAGGCCTGACATGATCGCCAAGGCCTGGACAGCATTTGGCCCGTAGATGCGCGCGATGTCCTTGATTTCCGCCGTAGCCTTGTTCGGGGTGCCCTTCTTGCGGCCTCCCCGACGCTCTCCAGGCTTTGAACCTCTAGGCACCGCTAGTTGTAGCTACTTTAGCGAAAGGGCCGGGCTGGTAACGGGAGCGCGCATGCCACCAATAGTTGCGCCGAGCGCTGTGGAGCTCCAAGAGCTGTCGCGAGACAATCACGGCTGGTACCCCTTCACCTTGGACCAGTCTATCGGGAGATGCCCGCAGAGGAGGACGCCGGTCATGTAGAGGGCGCAGCCAAGGTTGCTCATGCTAGTCTCCCCATATCCGCTGATGCTGACGGGACAGCATGCCCAGAGCTTTGCGGTATTCTTCGGGGTTGGCTTTGGGCTTTTCTGCGGCTTTCAAGCGGGACTGGTCCTTCGTGACCTTCGATGCCACGGGGTTGTGGAGGCCTCTGAGATCGCGGACGTTGGTGGACTGGCGGCGCGGGAGGGCTTCACCGGTCAATGCCTCGGCAATGCGGGAGATGAGGTCAGTCCTCTTGGTTTTCATCCGCCGCTCTTCCAATACGGCAGCGGCTCATGATCAATCTTGAGCGAGGCCCAATCCTCATTGGGCGCCTGTTTGACGATGCGGTAGCGCGCCATGTGCCGGCGGCACTCCCGATAGAGCCATTGGATGGATAGGCCAATGACGATGCCGAGAGAGGTGAAGACGAGGGCGTCGGTCACGGGCGGAGCTCCCAGCCGTTCATCTCAGCATGCCGGCGCCAGTAGTGCTGCTGCATGGGCTTGTAGCCGTCTCCAGCCGCTTTCATACCGACGCACCCGCTGCACCGATAGGCGTTGCTATCGGCCTTCCCGTCGACCCAACGCTGGTCAGGCGGAAGGCCGAAGACATCGACCTCGCACCCGCCACACCACCAGCCAGTAGGCTCTGTCTCCCCTTCAGGCTTGAAGCGGATGTAGTTCACCGCGTCACCGCATAGAAGGCGGCGCAGATCAGCGCCAGGCCGTAGGGATCGGTGTTGGCCACATAGGGCAGATCGAAGGCGAAGCCCTTGGAGAGAGCGATGGCGCCGACCATGAGCACCAGGGCGAGCTTGAGGACCATGATGCACCAAGATGTGGCAGTCGAAAGCCAGCCGTTGAGGCTTGCAGTGGTGAGGGTCATGGGATTGTCCTTGGAGGAGGGGAGGCGCTTGCCTCTTCACGGCCTTCGCCGCACCCTATCTTTTTGTAACTGATTCGATGGGAACGAATAGTCACTTAGAGGCAACAGTTGAACCTTTCCTCACGACCTTGACCTTCTTCGACTTTCTCTTGGCGATCTGGGCAGAGACAGAAAGCCTCTTGGGAGGCTTGGACTTCCAGGACTTGGAGGGGAGCCAAGTGCTCATGCCGGGTCATCCATCTGTAAACCTTGATACCGAGCCGCCGCCGAATTCCTCTCGCGAGGCTGCCCGCGACCCTGAGATCGAGGCCCTGTGCAAAGCACCATGCAGTGGTCGTAGACAAAATACCTTTCGCCCACCGGAACGGTTTCGCCAAGCAGTTCGCGATTGCCGTAGGTCAGGCGGATACCCCAAGCGTCCTGCTCCATGAGCGGGCCGACAAAAAATGCTCCGTTCGGCCACCTTAGGAACATCCTCACGCCTCCTCCGGCAAACGGTAATGGTCGGCGACCCGCTCCAGGAACATGGCGATGATACCACGCTTGAAGATCGAGGCCGAAGCCTCATCACGGATTTTCGTACGAATGGGGACAGCCGAGAGGTTTCCACGCTTGGTGGCGTTCACCGCCTCGATGGACCCCAACAGCTTCCGGTCGGAAGGGCTCAAGGACCGCTTCAGAGCCTCCCAGGACTGGCTCGCGAAGGTTTCCCTGGCAATGGGAGCCTTTGCACCTCCCCCGCCTGTAGAGGCCCCGTAGGCGCAGATGGAGGCCGAGACGCCTGAGGCTTGCTCCCGGTCTCGCTCGAGCATCAAGGCCGCCGCTTTCTGCCGGTCTGAGAGCAGGTCTCTCGTCACGAGGTCCAGCAAGAGGGAACCGCGGACAACGGCACGCTTCTGGGATCGGCTCATGCTTTCACCTCGCAGGTCATGTTTGAGATCTTCACCGTTGCCCCGTTCAATTCGAAATATCCGGGGGTTCCAGCTTGGAATTGGGCGGCTGCTGCCTTGCAGCCTTCAGCCGGCATCTCCAGAGGGATTTGCTGGCCGGTGATGAGAGTGAGGAGGAGGATCGCGGTCATGGGATCATCTCCAGCTGTTCGGCTGGCTTTTGCTTCTCTGCCTCGATGAACATGTCGGGCTGGGCATAGGCGGCAGAGATGCGGCGACAGGCGATGTCGAAATACTTGGGCTCGATCTCAATGCCGATGAAACGGCGGCCGAGCTTGACGCAGGCAACGCCAGTTGTTCCGCTGCCCATGAAAGGATCAAGGATCGTGCGGGCGTCGGGCACCAATTGCAGGCACCAGCGCATGACCTCAACCGGCTTCTGCGTGGCGTGCTCGCGGTTCTTTTCGCGAGCCATCAGGCCATTGTTGCTGTAAACGATCCGCTTTGTGGAGACGCCTGGAAGGCTCGTCCAAGCCATCTCGCCGTCAGAGTATGTCGGCATCGTCTGGCACTTGTCCCAGAACAGCCATTTCCGGCTGACCGGCAGAACGTCGGTGAAATAGTTTCCACCCCAGATGATGTGCCGTTGCCCTGACTGAAGCATCAGCTTGAACGTGTCGGCGTCGGGCCTTTCATCGTCCCATTCGCCAGCATAGCGATTGACGCCGAGCCGCACCGCGTAGAAC